ACATAGAATCATTTATGTGATACTATTATTTCCCGTATACATAGAGGGACATGTTATGATGAACGCTTCCGCACCCCTGCCTGAACACGATCAAAGTGAAATACGACTAATGGGATTAATCCTAATGCAATCGATGTCGATTGGGTTAGCAGTTGGCATCTTTGACGCTGAACTTTGGATTGATTTGAACGACCCTATGGTTAATGGTGTCACATATTCGATGGCTGCATTCGCTGTACAGGGACTTGCCTATTATCTTTTTAAGATGTTTTTCCAACAAGGTATGGACGAAAAAGCAAGGCTTGCTACTATGGAGAGAGAGCGCAGAAACCGCTACCGCTCTATGGAAGTCAATTTTGATAGTCGTCGCCAAGACATGGAAATGCGTATGCAAGAAGCACAACTTGAAGCCGAATTAAAGTGGATGGAAGAAAACCCCGGCAAGACTCCTCCTTGGGTGCAGCAAAGGATGACGCAACCTCCTTCAAACTATTCGGACTTCATGCCTAATACTTCTATAGAAGAAAAGGCCCCTATCAATTTAGGCTTAGATTTTAATGAGGATAAGCCAAAAAGAACTCGTGGTTCTGATGGCAAGTTCAAAAAGAAGGAGTGATTCTCCTTGGGACGCATTTTCAAAACACCTTCTGACGATACAGTAGAAGAGACTTTGAGAATGATGCATACTGCCAACATGGTTGATGTGGCTTATGAAAGAGCATTCGGTTGGTTAAAGGTGGTTGCCTTTTCGTTACTATCTGCCTTTGTTATGACTGGCATTGATTTCTATACTGGCTGGAATCTTTGGGAAAATACAGGTAATTGGTTGAAAAACACATTACAGAGTTGGTCAGACTCGATTTTTGATTAGGTGATAACATGTCAGCAATGGGTGGCTCTGCACTTGTAGGTGGGATGGTGTTTGCTCGTGAGTTGTATCATTACTTCATACCTAGAAAGGTAGGGGTGTATGGCCCACCTATGACTGGTAAGACAACCCTTGATAGATACATGACTACCCCCGGTGAGATGGAAGAAATACCTGAAGACGAACGCACTAAGCATTTTAGAATTCCCGGCATGAATCGTTTTTTACTCCCAAGGCCTACACGCAAGCGTGTAAGTTGGAAGGGAGATAAGCGTGTTGTTTACTCTGCAGATTTAGGCGGGGATGAAAGGTTTTGGAATCTTTGGATAGATGACATGGTTAATCGTAATGTCGAAGCAGTAATTTTCATGTTTGATGACAGGGCTTTGCAGGGTGGTGACGAAGCAATACAGGCTGTTGGTGGATTCAAATACTTAGTAGACGCTATATTACACCGCCAATACCGTTATAGAAATCTTAGATCTTGGTTTAGGGGTAAGCGATATTGCCCTAAAGTAATCACACTTGTTGCAAACAAAGCAGATAATTGGTGGGATGAAAACGCAAATATACTTTGGCAGCAACAGAGATTAGGTGAACATAAGATGTTTGACCCCTTTAGGGATGATTTGGTACGCCTTCAAAAAGCAGGCGTTCCAACTCGTAGAGGAATGATGGCTACTAGGATTGGGTGGAATGTGGAGAACACATTGATTGATATACTTACGATGTAAGGAGGAAATAGAAATGGTAATGAACTTTGGATTTGGCGGCTCAGGAAGAGTGCCTAGAAACGATGCAACTTTGGCAAACATGAGCGATGCGCATTTGATGGCACTTGGTCAACAAGGTAATGCTAGTCATGCGCAGTTATTAGAAATGCAAGGCGCTCAACAAGCAATGGCTAGTGTTGCAGGTAAGCAGAACATTGAAGTCCCAAAAGTCAACTTCTACCCAAGTAGGCACCCTGACCCAAGAAAGGCAAGAAAGCAAGATATCAAGCAAGCCCGCCGTTTACTTACTCCTACCAAAAGAGGATTCTTTAATCCCCTTAGATGGATATGGGGTAGAAAGTACAGATACAATCGCCAAACTAGTCTATGTGTAATTGATGGTTGTGATTGTGAAGAGTTGATTAAGTACGATAATTTGTACGCAAAGATTTGCGATGAAGAAACAGGCAAGAGTCTTTGGGAATTATATTGGCAAAACCCTGTCACTGGTGCACCGGAAGCATTTGTAGCAAGAGAGCAAGTAACTAATGGTCGGTTAATGAAGGGTACATACTGTCCTGAGCACTTGCATCTGTATCATTTGTTGTGTAAGTGGGAGTCCGAAGCCGATAAAGATCATAATAAAACTAAGACTGGTATGAAAGAAATGGTAAAGAAAGGGGTTAGTACAATTGCTGTACCGATTTCAATTATCAAAAAGAAAGACAACACTCCTGAGATGCTAAAGAAGTATGAGCCGTTTTTTGTAGAATTAGAAAAGGATTCTAAGCAGCAACCCGGTATCAGTCTACTACACTATAAAAATCCTAAAACAGGAATTAATGATGTCACTATGATTGTCTTCGACCTAAGATTGTTTCAAAAAGAAATACTTGCACAACAGCCTTCTTTGGCTGATGCAATTACAAATCTAGGTATAATGCAAGCGCAGACATTAGACAATGGAGTTATCAACTCAGAGGTAGTGGCACCAGCAGAGCAGATGCAATTACCACAGCAGTAGGTGAAATAAAATGGGACTATTTGGAAATAACAATACGCAACAAAACGGAGCCTTGTCACTAGGTGTCAACGGTCAGACTAACACTCAGTCTAACTTTGCGAATCCCTTTGCACCACAGCAGCAAGGGTTTGCTCAAAATGGCATGGGTCAAGCATTCATGGGTGGTATGGGTATGTCTCAGCAACAAATGGGAATGATGGGTCAACCTATGGCTCCACCAAGCGAAGCAGAAATACAACTTGCTTTGATGAAAACTTTAGCGCCTATGGATAGATTCATCGGCAGTGCACAGATGGCTACTATGCTTCAGTTACTCAATGACTTGGTTAGTTTTTCAGTGCTTGAGATATTGAAAAACGCTACCTTTGTCATAAACGAAGATGATGGTACTATGAAGATGGACATTGCTTCTCTTCCAAGTAATCTTCAAACTATGAGTGCAGAAAATGTAACAGGTCAATTCAACGCTTTGCAGATGGCAAGTCAGCAAAACATTCAGCAAGCAGAGATGCAGCAGCAGCAGATTGCAGCACTTGCTCAGCAAAGTATGATGGGCGGTGCTTTAAGTGCTGCTATGCAAGATGAAGGGTTCATGAATAAAGCAGGTGGTGCAGCCGGTAATTTCATGGGCAAGATGATGGGAATGAGGTGATATAATGATAGATAAACCGATGTTAGGGTTTGCAAGTAGCACAATGGCTATATTTGCACCAAAGAAAAGCGTAATTGTCGATATGGTGATGGTTCAATTACTTTCAGTAATCGTAACACTAGGAGTAATTATGCTTACTGGCTCTAGTGATTTGTCTAGTGATACTATGGCTTACTTAGTCGCTGGACTCTTCGGTGCCTTTTTCATGCTTGGTAGTGTCTATTCCCGTATCTCTAGCGCCTAGTGAGTCATTATGTCTGCCCCATTTTTTGAGTGGACATTCACTAGATCTTAATGATACTTTGACTTTCATTTGACAACCACATTCAGTGCATCGGTTGCTGGTATGTTCCCAACTAGGGCAGACCATACAAATGTCCATCCTTAGTTCTTTGACATCATCTTCTACAAATCTTCGTAGGAATATATCTCTACCTGCTCTTGTCAATCCTTTTGCGGTTTCTATAGAGACAGGTACTCCCATAATTCTAGGTGTCGAGCGGGGCAATTTCATGGCTATCCGTTACCCTCATTCTACAAAACCATTATCCATAGTGTAGCCTTGGCCCATCTATGGGAGGCGAGCGCCAAACCAAGAGATCCTGCCCTTTGTGTCAGCACGAAGAGCGCGAAGTCTATGAAAGTGGACTTGCTGATGGCTCTATAGAGCCGAGAGTTTTGGATAAGGATATGGGTTGGAGAACTAATACTACTGATAGGCACATGAGAAATCATATGGGTAGTTATGAAGATACTGCCAACCATTCTTGTGTAGTCTGTACTAGTGATAATCGCAGAGCATATGAAGTTGCATACTTTGAAGATGAAACTACTACTGAAGAAATCGCAGCAGAGTTAGATTGTACTGAAGAGTTGGTTTACAAACATATGAAGAACCACTTCCAACCACTTGTTAAGCGGAGTGCAACTGCAGTGGTGGCAGTAAAGGTTGGAGAAGAAGTAGATATTCTAAGAAACAATGTGCAAAGTTTGAACGGTAAGTTAGCACAGTACATGGATGAAACCAGCCTTCATGATGATGGCGTTATATCTGACATGGTGAAACTTCACAAAGAAGTCAGAGAAACTCTCAAGGATTTACACAAGTTCCAAGAAACTTGGTCCGAGCCTAACAAGGCAGTCGCTAACAACACAATCAATATCTTGAAGGTTGAGTTAGGTAAAGAAAGTCCTGAAACTTGGAAGAGGGTCAAGGAAAAGTTATTATCTCAGGCTGATGGCGAACTAGATGAGAATATATTGGATGTGATTTGAAATGCCAAGCGGTACCGGAGGAATGTCAACAGGGTCAGACACCCGTCTATACAACCCTAAATCAGAATCATCTCACATGTATACTGCTAACTCTGAAGATGAAGAGAGTTACAGGCATGGTATTGGTGATCCTGAATCGATGGAAAGGCGTAGAGATAGGTTATTGGCCGAAAAAGAAAATGCGAAGAAAGTCAAAGACTTACCACATCTCAGATTAGAAACTGTAGAGTCTAAGCCCGACTTACCTCCCGGTATGGAGGATATGGACCAAGACCAACCTATCATGGATGATGATAATGAGAATGCGGTTGGCGCAGAGATTTCACAGATGACAGGTATGCCCGGACAGGGTGGGCCTGATGCGTCTGCTATGTTCGGTGCACAAGTCAATCAACCATTCGGTCAGCAGACTATCGCAACAAGTGAGCCAATGGCAGACGCTTGGTCTAGTCTTTTGAAGGAAAAGAAACCTTGGACTCAACCTCAAATGGAAACCACACCATACGGCAGAAGCAAGGCTGACAAAATTACTGAAATCCGAGGCAAAAATGTCGCTAGTAAGTTAGGTCACCCCGCAGACAAAGGTGGACTTAACGAATCACCTTTGGCATTACACAGAGGTCATAGACAAACTACTCAGCCTATCAGCCTGTTTCCTGAAAAGTATCAGCAATCTTTGGGTAGACAAGCAAGTCGTAGATTGATGGGTGGTATAGAAATGCCAAAAGGTATGCAACAAAGACCACTACATAGTGAAAGACCTAAACCTGTTGCCAAACCAACGCCTCCAAAAATACCAAAAGAACCTAGTGAGCCTAGCATGAAGTTGGCATCTGTTGGTGCTCTCAAAAAAGATATTCAAACAGTCCGTAAGAAAATGGACTACATGCGATTCAACCAGTTACGAAGATTGCTAGAGAGACTGAAAGGTAAGATTGGCGATCGTAGACTCAAGATGGCAGACCCCGGAGGTATAGGTGAAGCAGGTCCGGGTGATGGTACTATGTCTACCAATCCGCAGGGTGGTACTTCAAGTATTCAAGCAGATGCGTTACAACACGAAAATAGAAGTGAAGGTGGCGGTGCTTCCGGTAAGACATTTAGCAGGAAGGGTTCAGGAAGGGTCGCTTGATGTTTAAGACAACTCCTCGTTCTATACTGATGGGTGGCAACCTAATCTTGAAGAGCGCAGGGCGTTTGATTGTTAATGAAGATGGTACACTTAGTAGATATGATGATACTCTAACTGAAGAAGATTTAGTAGACCCGCAGACTGGAAAGGGTGGGGTACCTGATCCGCATGGTGGGGATTGGATGGTCGATAGGGCACCGACTGGTAGCGGCCCTAACCATCGCCACATGATAGATGCGTTATTACATGTCATGTTACAATTATCAGCAAAGAAGGGGTATGGGCCAAATGATGAAATTGGAATTCGTCGAAGGGGTACGGTTGAGGCTATTACATTAAAGGACTTGTATATTGATATTATCGACCACGCTATATTTTCTCGTAATACCAAGGTAAGAGAAATAGAAGGAGAAAATTCTCCTAATATATTGTCCGGTTTTCGTAGCAAGAGGTGGAGAACTAATCATGGCAGTGGGCATTTTTCAGAAGAAGATGCTGAGAAGATGATTGAGGATGGTAAAATGCTCCCAGTCGCCAAAGATCCAATTCATGGTGTAACCGAAATAAAAGATAGAGAGGGAAATATAAGGGAAGTACCTCACCAAGTTACTCACTTTGGAAAGAAAGGTAATGTAGATGACCCTGACGCTGACCAAGGAAACCACATAGATTCGGTCTATAACCCGATACCTTCCGAAATAAAAGAGGTATTAGGTCAGGCAGCACCTTGGTTAAAGGAAAACATCGTCGGCATCTCTGAAGGTCAAGTGGGTCCACTTGATGGCTGGGATAATGATAGGGCACTTAGAAGATTTACAAGAGGACATGTTCTGCCATTATCTGCTGTCTCTGAGGGACAAGTTCATGCTTTGGATGCTACCGACATGTCTGCTGTAAGGATGGACAAATTACCCTCACGGTTTCTTAGGCATTACCAAGATTACTCCGGCAGGCGTTTCGCTCGTGCTCCTGAGCAACAAAAGGAGTACCCTAATTTATCTCATGCAGGTTACCCTGTGCCTAAATATGCTTTAGAGGGTCACAAGATAACAGGTACAAATAAAAGAAGGGAGGATAGTTTTAATCGACTTGCTGCCATGCAGCAGTTTTTACAAAGTATTGTGGGCGATAAAGAAAAGAACATACCGGGTAAGTTTCCACACATGTCTCCCGAATCTATAGCAGATGCAGAAGATTTGTTAGCAAGGGAAGAAAGTGAAGGTGCATTGAGAGCAAATGTTCGGTCACCTAAGATGACAGCGTTGTTTGGAATAGGTACAAAGGTTGGCGATGTTGATAACAGAACTGATGTTTCTAGCATAATAAGTGATGGGATATACAACAAAAGGTTCCAAAAGTTATACACTGAACTAGGGTTGACTGAACAAGATATAGAGACTGCTGTGCGCAGAAGTACTGTTACCAACTCGTCTAAAAATACTACTAGTAAAGATGCCGATAAGGCTGCTGAAGCGTTCCATGCATTGCACTTGGCCCTAACTGACAAAGAGAGAAGTAAAGGTACAGAGACTCCGCATCTTGTTGCTGCCGACATTATACAAAATCACGGGGAGTTAAGGAATTTGGGTAACCAAAAACAAGTAGAAGATGCTCAGAAATTGGTGAATCTACATAATGAAGCATATGGCCATCAATTAGGTTTTGAAGGGGGGAGTCAACAAGAACTTGCTAATAATGACTGGTATAGTCAAAACCAAGACACCCCTCCGGGTATTTTAGCGTTAAGATATGGTAACTTCATCACTGACCCTACACAACCGACAGGTGATACTTTGAAATCAATCCAACAATCCTTTGAAACATTACAATCCATGTCTGCAATCAAAGACGACAGAGTGATGAAGCATGTTAAGAAAGGCTACTCAATCAATTCCTACAATGATATTCGATCGTTTAGTATGTCTGTTGGCATAACTACTCAAGATGTTCACGGTATAATGGCTACAAAGGGAGACTGGAATGTTGTAGCCAAGCAGTGGAATGTGTCTCCAATAATAGTTAAAGCAACTAAAGTTACATTTGGTGGTGTCTGAAATGGGTAAAGTTTTCGTAAAAGGTCCGGTTGAATCTCCTGATGATTTGTTGGCGAAGGAATCTCAGTTAGGTAGAGCAGGTAGGGTACTTGGAGATGCCACTGAAGGCGCAATTGGAATGACTGAGCCAATTGATAGTTTTGGCTCTTTGATGAGAAAACCTTTAGGTGCACTTCGTTACCTTGCAGAAGGTAGGTACAAAAGAAAGTTGAGTCCTTTAGAAGAGGCGATACAAAACGCAAGGTTTAGTCAGATGGGTCGAGATCAAATCAGAGAAGAGATGCAACCTGCAATGGATGCGAAGGCTGCATTGGCTGCGAAGGAAAAAGAAGAAGCGGATAATCAGGCTTTGCTAAGTAGGTTCCAAAACCTATCTCAAAGAACTGGTGCTGATATAATAGGTTTAGACAAATACAAAGATAAACAAGATTTATCAGAGTTCCAAGAATTCGCTAATATGAATTACCCCGGTATGCCATTAAATGATGTTGCTAATATGTTAGGTCAACAGTTTACAAATGTAGAAGGGCGAAACATAAGAAATGTACTTGCAGGTAAGCCTGCAATAGAAGGGTATGCTTCTAAAGATAAGGCTAACCAAATAATAGCAGCAAGTAATGCTGCTGAACCGACTATGGTTGGGGTTTCACAACCACCAGTTGACTCAATGCCTCCTGAAATACGAGAACAAAGAAATCGAAATATAGCCAATCAAAAGATAGCAGGAATGGCACAGGGGCCTAATGTTGCGGCAATAGCGGCTCACCCTGAAACTAATGCACTACCGGAGGGTGGCGAAAATACTGAAAATGTTAATGATGCTGCTATGGAAGCGAAGGTAAACGAACAGGGCCTAAACGATAATGATGAAGAAACCCAAGAAGCAGTTCAACAGCAAGGTGGCGAAAAGGAAAAACCTGACTTGAATGAAGCAACAGAAGGGGCTACGCAATTTAATTTTAATGCAGGTCCACCTCAACTCCCAGAGGATGTACAAAGAGTATTTAGTGGAAATGATGCGTTAGCCCAAATGCGAAGAGAACAAGGTAGGGATTAACATGACTAATAAAGAAGAATTCATCAAAGAAATGGACTTAGAGATGTCCAAGAAGTCCTTTGAATACTTCTTTACTGAGATATTAGAGTTCGACTTTTCAGAACATCACAAACTTTGGTTACAAGGCGTTAACGAAAGTAGACGATATTGTGTCAAGGCGAGCAGGGACCACGGTAAATCTGTCTTTTTTATGTCATATGCACTGTGGTTAGCGGCTTTTAGACCTAATACCCACATCATGATATTCAGTCACAGCCTAGAACAGACCCTTGAACACATGCGATTTATCAGAAATCTGATAGAAACTAAAGAAATTCTAAAGGATTTGAAGCCAAAAGGCCGTCCTTGGAACAAATCATACTTTGAATTCACCAATAAAAGCCGACTTATGGCTAAATCCGTGGGTGGAGCAACCCGTGGTTTCCACCCAAATGTAGTATTATGTGACGATATTCTGTGGGGAACCACTGTTACAGAGTTACAAAGGGCAGCAGATTGGTTCTATACCGTCCTTTTGCCCGTTTTGCACCACACTGGAAGGCTAATGATGGTCGGTACACCCTTCAGTTACAACGATTTATACGCTGAATTAGAGCAAAAAGACGCATTTAGGGTCGAAACATACCCCGCAATTAAGGATAATGGGGAGCCATTATGGCCTAATAGGTGGCCTTTAGAGGCTCTAAAGATGCGAGAATCGTCTATGCCAGCAATAAAATTCGCTCGTGAGTACCTTTGTGAGCCTATTCACGACATGTCAAGCATGTTTCCAATGGAACTTCTTGAAAAAGCAAGGGACGAAAATCTAGTATTACTGGATAAAGCAGAGTCAGAGTATGACGAAGAGGGAGATGTGGCAGGTATATTCGGTCAACACTTTGTTGGTTGGGATCCAGCGATAGCATCTGATAGCAATGCTGACTATACAGCGATGGTTACGCTCAGAATGCCCCCTGATAGTGAGGAAAAACAGATTGTAAACTTCGTAAATGAGAAAGGTTTAGGGTCTTCTGCACAGAAAAAGAGGATAATTCTACTAAATCATAGGTTCCAACCCGACTTAATTGAGTTGGAAGGCAACAATTTCCAGCGTATGTTTGAGGCAGAACTTAAAGAGATGCGTGAAGACATACCAATCAAGACATTTATGACTACTCGACAGCGAAAAGAGAGTATGTTTATGTCTTTACTTATGGCATTTGAGCAAGGTAAGATAAAGACACCTTGGGGTAATGAGAAGAGTAAGGAGTTTACTCGTCAATTAGAAACACAACTTACTAGATTTGGTATGACTAAGAAAGGTCGCTTAGAGTCTGTAGGCTCTCACGATGACTTAGCAATGGCATTAGCCCTGTCTAACTGGGCAACAAAGGAATTTAAGGGTAGTATCGTCATGCTTGACGACTATCTGCCCGGATTTGAAGAGTGGTTGGGCGATAAACCTGTAACTGCCAACAAAGGGTGGTTTGTAGCCTAAGTATAATATGAGTAAAGCAAAGGAGTAAATTACTATGTGGGGTTCATTAGGGGTAGGTAATCATACATCTGTCATCGATATGGGTGATGAATTACAGACTATCATTGCCTCCACATTGGTTGAGCACCCTTTGGTTAAATCAGAGCCTCGTTATGCTGTGGTAATTGCTAAAGACGCAGTGTCATTAGATAGAAATGTAGACTTCATTAGGCCATCTTTTCCTAAAACAGGTGAAGGTTGGTTTGAATCACAGTTAGGTAAGACCGCTGAAGAGTTAATTGGGGATTTGCAGAAAGCCGATAACTTACAAGGGGTCAGCGACTTAATCAAATCGATAGAACAAGTGCATTTACAAGAAACAATGGCTACTTTACATTCGATGGAGTGGGCAGATAATCACCATAATACTATTATTCATTTAGGTTTAGACGAAAGAACACTCAAGTCATTAAGAATATATGGTGATTTGAAGAAAAATACATTACAAAGAGCCTGTCTCCAATGGGAAAATGCAGACAATATACTCAAAAGTTTAGATCAATTCCATGATGTTTGGGGCCAAGAAGAAACCAATGCTTGGGAAGTAGCAATGCAAAGTAAGCAGGATGCTAAAAAAATATGGAAAGGTGCACTTAATCAATTTAATACTCTTAGTAAAGAGCAACAAAACTGGCTAACTTTAGCCAAAGCGGAGTTAGTGAGTGCTGGTCCACTAACTGCTAGGGTAATCACTGAAAGACTAATTGAAAAGGGCACTAATCGATTGAATGTTAATCGTATGGCAAAGTTACTCAAGATGTACGGCGAAGAGATTGCTATACTCAAAGGTCACAAGAAGGGAGAATACATTGCTGCTGAAAACGGCAACATCATAATTAAAGACATTTGGCACTACGCTGGTGGTTTTATAGATGAGCATGGTGTGTTTTCTATATCCGAAAGGGATGAACCAAGACTGACTATTGTGACTAAGGGCGAAAGGGGTAGACTTCACTGCACACAGTTGCATGACAACCTCGGTTTTGGTGCACTGCAGTTGAATAAAAGCGTAAGTGTCAATGAACCTAACACTCACCAACTAGAGTTTAGAGGTCAAGATGTTGCTAAATTACTTAGTGGTTCTTTACCTTATATTGAAAATAAAAGTAAAGTTGCAAAAGCAATGGCACATCATTTGTTAGAACCTGATAATATACTTATGAAGCAGTATGTACAATATCAGTCTTGGGACGGAACACACAAAGCAGAGAAGGCTCTGCGACAATGGGGAGTGGACCAAGATACAGTGTTAAGTTGGGCGGAGGAATTGTAATGTCAGAAGAAAAACAAAGTCGGATAGGAAGGATATTGTCTAGTATAGGTAATGGTTTTAGAAGGCGTAAAACCCCTGCACCTCAAATGCCATTGTGGACTACTGGTATACAAGAACCAGTACTTGTACAAGGTATTACTATTCCTGCTCTATATTCAGTCGCTAATGAAAACTTAATTTTGAGAACTGTACTCACAACTCTTCAGCAAGAAGTATTCCGTAGAGGTTATTATTGGGAAAAGAAGTTTCATAAGAAGTGTAATGACTGTGGTAAAGAGCATCAGCACGATGTAGAGCAATGTTTTGATTGCGACAGTACCAATTTAGAATCACCCGACCCTAACGAACTTGTTTATCCAAGATGGTTAATCGACCAGCGCAATAGCATGGAACAATCATTCATGGATGTTTTGAGAGAAATTGAATACGATCTTAACATTATGGATGACGCATTTATGATTTTGATTAAAGAGTATTATCAAGACCCTGACACAAAGGAAGTTTCGTTTTATAGGGTTAAGGAAATCATTAGAGGCGACCCTATATTTATGCGTATAATTGCTGACAAGCGTGGTGTTCGTGGAGGTAGGTATCGTGCTTGTCCTATTCATCGTGATGTAGTTCGTAGTTATGCCGAAGAAGAGAAAACTTGTGAAACATGTGGGCATTCTTTAGAAGATGTTCATTATGTTAATACAGCAGGTAGTGGTAAAACGCAATACTACTTAGAAGGGGAAGTAATACATGTAAGTAAGTATAACCCGTCTAAGTTGTATGGTCGTTCACCTGTGTCCTCTTTATGGAGGCAGGCTATGACTTTGACAGCAATGGACAATTATATGTACACTGCTTACTCAAAGCGCAGAATGCCAAAGGGCTTGATTTCTGTTACTACTGATAACTTAGAATCGATGAAGTCTTTCTTCAAAAGCATGGATGAAAAGTTAGAGCGTGACCCCCATTACATCCCTAAGATTGGTATTGAATCTAATACTGGTAAGGGTGGTGTCAATTGGGTCAAGTTTATGGACACGATGGAAGAGATGCAATATCTTGCAGTTAGAGATGAAATGCGTCAGCGCATTGCATCATTCTATGGTGTGTCGAATGTGTTTATGATGGACACTGGTAAGTCCGGTGGACTTAACAATGAGGGTATGCAGATTCTTGTTACTAATCGTGCTGTTGAGTTTGGACACAAAGTATACACTGAGCATTTATTCCCACTTCTTATGAAACAATTAGATGTTGATGATTGGCAGTTGACACTTTATCCTAACGAAGAAGAAGATGAAGTCACTCGATTGCGCCGTGATGAGATGGAAGTTAATATCGCACAGCGTATGGTTATGTTAGGCTATCAACCTGAAATTGTACAAGAAGGTAATAGAGATATTCGATTTATTTACAAGAAACCCGATCCTGCACAACAGCAGATGGGAGGTGGTGTGCCTCCGGGTGGTGGAATGATGCCTCCGGGTGGAATGCCCGGTATGCCGGGTGGCCCGCAACCGCAGGCTAACCCCGGTCAATTACCGAGCCGCAACATTCCTCCGCAGTTAGCAGGAGTTATGGGTGGTCAAGCCTCCGCTGGTGCAAGAAGTATGAGCGACGGAGGCCCCATGTCTAGTCCTCAAAATAGAACTAGCATGGGGTCCGGCTCTCCAGTAAGTAGTGTACAACAAAGAGGCTCTCAGCCCAGCCCGATAGAGCAAGCAGCCCGTAGCATTGGTGACTCCGGCAGATTCAAGGGTGCATGACAAGGTTAAAGTTAAGGGGAGTAGTGGCTAACGCATGGACCTGAAGAAATTGGACCCTATGGCTAGAAAAATGCGCACTCATGTAGATGCATTTTACAAAGCATTAGATGAGCAAGACGCAATGGGTGCCCGCTCACACATTAATGAAATTACTAAATACGCTGATTATCTCAGTAAGGATGTCGAAAAGGCTGTTATGAAACAAGATACCGATTCTGTCGGTGTCAATGATATCTATGCTGGTGGCGTACCCGTGATGAAGTTTAATTCAGTTGAAAAGGTACACAAAGCATCTAACAGTGTCTTGCCGGGAACTATTCGTACAAGTCGTATCGGTAGTATCAAAAGGCAACTAAACAACAGAACACTTTGAGTTGAGCGTCATGAGTGAGGGAGAGAACACAGCGGAGAAACTAATGGGAGCACTCATTAGTAAAATGGAAAACATGGATAGTGACTTGAGAACTCTTAAGCAAGAAAATCTCAATTTGCGAAAAGCAATAGCAGATCCAATGAATATGCTACGAAAGGCAGGGTTCGTTATGTCAAAAACTGAAAGGCCTAGCGGGTTGTTGCAAGACGACTTTAGACCTATGGGAGATGACATGTTAATCAAAGGTACAGACATTGATATGCCTAGCACCAATGAAGAGTTCCACCAAATGGAGTGGTCGGAGATTCACGCATTAGCGGAGTCGGCAAAAAGCAGTGGCTCAACTGGAAATAACATGGGAATGGAGTGATTATAATGAAACCAAGATTTGAACCTAGAGATGAAGATTTTACAAACTTGCTAAACAAGGCTAATGAGTTGGCTAGTAAAGTTGAGAAAGCAAAGGCTGACAAAAGTAGCCAGCCTGAATACAAAGCAAAGGAAGGTTCAGAGCAAGGTTATGAGTTTATGACTCAATCTGCTGGTAAAGACAATGTAAGAAACCAAGGTTTCTCTACTAACAATCATTTGATTGAAGTTGAAGATGTCAAAAACAAGGGTGCTACTATGGAGAATAGTGATGTCACAACAAGGGCTTCTCCTTACTACCCTAATGCATTTAGCACAACAGGTGCACTTGAAAACTTCACAGGTGGCGAAGGCCCAGTTCTCAAATCTGCTGGTGGTAATATACAGAAATATCAAGACCAGCAAATTAAAAAGAGTATCGAAACGCTATCTCGCCGCATAAACTGAGCGGCGGGTGATGGTTTGATTGAAACTCCTTTGGACACTCTTCACATTCGCAGAGTAACTTTCATAAAATCTATATTGGATGGTATAGGTGTATCAGAGGCGGCTGAAGAATATCTTGAAGCCCACGAAGCAGTCATTAAGGCTGACTTGTATTATCAACAACTTCGCTTTGAACCATTGCTACTTGATGTAGCCAAGTCTCAAGACAACCCTATGATTAACGATCCTGTTACTAATCAATTGAGTCGTGCAGCCGGTGGAGAGGGTCAGCCACAAGAAGATTATACTAATAGTAGATATCAAGGGCAGTTGCAGTACTTACCTGAGTTTGCACAAACTATGGACATACAGGGTCCGGTGCAAAAAAACCCATATCTTCAGCCAATGTTTGAAGAAGTTGAGCATACATTTCATGACGGTGTACCAAGGATGGTTCCTAAATACATCGCTCATAATTTTAATTATTATACACCTAGTGACGACTACCTTGGCCGCTCTCCAGCAGACTATGATAACATAAGGTTAGGTAGAAAATACAATTGGGGTACTGATAACCCTCAAGAAAAAACAGTATTTAGCGAGGGAATTTTTCAAAGTTATCCTAATTGTTACAAAGAACCCACTATAGAGTATCATGAATCTAATCCTTTTTTTGGCGACAAAAGTGTATTACATATGTTAGAGAAAAAATACTTAGAAGGTGATGTGCCTTCATTGAAAGATGTGTTATTTGGCACAACCCATTTACCTCTTGAATTAAGAAATAAACTTTATGACAGAGTTTTAGAATTAGGTGGCATAGACCAAGGTGCAGAAATCGATAGAGATCATAAAGGCACTCATGGAAAAATCATGCCATTTACACGGATGGCAACTAGTCTTTACAAAAAAGCGGGGCCTTTGTTTAGAAAATTGATACTGCCTTCTAGATCCGGCGCTGATAATCAACATGGTGTCAAACATAACTTACCTGCAGATTATAGAACCTCACCTTATGCTATTTATGATGCACTTAAACCTATTGAGTTAGAAAGATTTCATATGAGTGTTTTGAATGGTTTAGGTATTTTTGATAATGATGCTGGTATTATAGATGAATTGAAAAAAGTAGTATTGAGTAATAATAGTGACTATAGTGAAGAAGAGGCTAGATTAAGGGCAATGGAAGCATATAGTCGGTGGTATGATTTACCTAAGTACAATTCAAAAACTCAATCTTTTACGGTAAAGCCAATTGGTCATGAAAATCTGAGTGCAGAAAGGTGGCATGAGGCTGTATCAAAAGAAAACCTTTCTTATAATGGTTTACTTGCTGGATTACATTATAATGAAGACAAAAGAGGCCACTTTCATAATACAGGCTCAACAAACCCTGCAGGATTAAAATACGATAATAGATTTGCTATACGAGAGAACACAATAAGAGATCAAATAATACCGCACATTAGAAAAACAAATGAACATTTGTATAACAATAGAAAATTAAGAAATAGTTCTCTTGGTTTAATACACCCTTATGTTACTAGTGAAGACATGCCTTCTTGGATGCATAATGATAACAGAAGCCTTACTCATTTTTGGACTCAGATGCATCATGGTATAGCAGGTCACGGTTTAGAGCCTAACAACGCATCGTTAGTTATGGCGCACATATTTCAGCATGGTGATGGTAACTTGTTATTTGACATGAACCATCCCGATGATAAGCACAATTACATACATCCCAAGGCACCTGTAGGTAAAGATGCTGAAGATGCTAAGTTAATTGGGGGTGCTTTGAATGCTTTAGGTTTTATGGGTCAGCAACAACAACATATGGTTTACAGGCCATACTTTAATCCACAAGAAGTAATTAGGCATAAAAAAACTTGGGAAGCAGACAAAGGCTCGAAGCACCCTGAACCACTAGGTTATCGTAAAGTACCAGTTAATCATCCTGCTAACAGTTTGAATTTTGGCTTTTATCCAAGTATGTCAGGTGATTTGAAAATGCAAGTAGACTCGGCTAATGAGGTTAGGTCACAGGCTATACCTGCCTTTGCACTTTCAGTAGGTACACCTGCACATACGGGTGTTGCTACTAAGGCGACCCAAGAAATAAAACCTTATCCTACTATGTCTTCAAGAAACCCTGAAGTGGATGCACATAGAATACTTGCTCATAGAAAAAATGCAAAGGCGACACTTAATTTAGAAGCGGGTGAAAAAATCGATCGTAGTCACATGAATGTTTTACGAAATCGTGGTGATTCCAACTCCATTGACGGTACTGATTTGCACAGCAATACTGCTATTCGTCACATTGGTGATATAGAGCACCATGATAGAAATATCTATGCTAAGAATAGAAAGGAACATTTGGTAGACTTAATCACTGGGGGAAAAAACACCCCTCTTCACCCACAATTAACTCACACTCTTTCTTTAGATGATCCTTCGTTAGAGCATTATGGTAAAGGCTTCGTCACTAATATGCTTAGAAGAGATCCTGCACTTAACACCCCTTCGTTTAGCGAAGTTGCAAATTTAATAAATGCATTAAACTATACAAACCAACACCTAAAGGGTAATATGGGGCGCTACAATGAATTAGATAACCAAAAGAAAAACATAGAGTGGCAACTTAATTCTAAACAAAACCCTGAACATGTTAGAAACTTTCAACAAAGGGATATATTAGAGCAGCAATTAAGCAAATTAAACGAATCACTTGCTGAAAGGCAAAAACATTATACAAATCGTGACAAGTATATGAAACAGTTAGCCAAAGTTCCTCGTCATGACATCAATACATTATCTGAAATGATAAACCATGTAATCGATGGAGGTACGGGTATAGAGGGCGGTAGATTAGAACAAGAGTTAAGTAGGTACATACGGGGTAAAGGTCGAAACTTTTCTTATACAAAGGGTAGAGAACCAAATAAACAATTGGTTGCACAGGCAGATTTTGAAGCGATAACAAGTATAGCAGAAGATGAAAGAGAAAAGTGGATTGATTCGCAAGGTTTGTCTTTTGGTGACCCTCGTAACATAAGTAGGTATTTAGGAAACCTTAGTATTTTCATCCGGGCTATGGAAAGAAGACTACAATCAGAAGATACAGGTGGTAAGTATCATACAATACAGAATCACTTTAATGAAGATGCGGGTATATTTGAAACAAAGAAAATGCCAATAACTCCAAAAGGTAGACATGATGGTAAAGGTATATTCAACTATTTTGGGCACCATGGGAAAAATGGCTCCAACTTTGGTTTAACTGCAGATATTAAACCAGTTTATAATTCTCGTAACGAATTGGTTAGGTTTGAAAAGACTGAACCTTACCATTATGTAGGTAAAACCTTAACAAGACCTATGTATAAGCAAGTAGGCCATGAGTATGAAGCGGTGTGGGGAGAGACTATGGATAAGAAGAAGCAATACGGTGAAGAGTTTGGGATTGAAGGTGGTAACAGAAAGATGGTAAGGAAGCAAGAAGATGCTACCTTGTTGTTGGCATCTTTATCAAATCCCGACATTATGCTCAAGAAAGATGGTGATTACCCTATACTACAGCCGATGCACCGTATATTCAAATTAGATGATTTAGAGCACCTTCGTGGGTTTAGTGGTGATTGGATTGTGTCTGCTATGCCTGAAGGACCAAGGGCATTTGTAGAAAAGAAGGATGACAAGATTACAGTCAGAGGTGACTTTGATTTAGATAAAGAAACAAAAGAAAACTTTGACAAAATATCAAAGAAAAACTTTGTTGTAGATGTAGTGCTTGCGGATAAAGAATACAATGTCATAGATATTGTAGAGTATGACGATAGCAATGTCCATGATATGTCTTTACAAGAGCGCATCAAAATCCTAAGAGGTACTATGGAGAGCACAGAGAATGTTTTACTCCCGGCTGCTCACAACTTGAGGCTAACGGATGATGTTGGTTTAGAAGCCATAGTCAAAGATTTACTTAAAGAGCACAAGCGACTGGTACTAAGGGATGCAAATTCTACTTACATGAAAGGAGAAAATCGACACCCAAAGTGGGTGCTGTACGATGAAGGTCAAGATGTCAACCTAATGGTTCTTGACAAAAAGGGCACATCTTCTTTCACATACCGATTAGGTACTGGTCCTATTACGCATGAAGATTCGTTAGGAGATCGTGCTGTTGAGTATGAGGGTGACACATACATGGATGTGGGTACATCGTTCCAATCTAAAGATAAGTATGAGGTTGGAGATATAGTTACAGTAAATGTAGACAGCATTTCTGTCACTGGAAATGTAGAAGGGACTGACATATACACTGTGAACAGTAATGAAATCAAAGGTGAGGCAGAGGGCGAAGGTGTATCTAGTGTAGAAACACTATCGATGTTTACTAAGTCTGAACCTATAATGTGGCCGCATGAAATCGACAGGGACGGTGATAGAATTGTTATCAAGATGGCTGCAGGGGATGTAAGTTATCGTGCTTCGGCAATTAATGGCGAGTGGTATATGTTTAATCCAAAAGCAGAAAATGGCTGGTTAATTCGATTGGCTGAGAGTCAAAGACCATTTTGGTCGTCAGTTGCAGGAGTTATGTTGAAAGCAGATTTGTCTTTGTTAGATGAAGAATCTAAAGCAGAAGTTCATGAATCTAAAAATGATGGCAAACCTCTGATACCTCCAAAGAAAGTAAAGAATACTAATTATTGGGAATCTGAAGTAGATGGAGCAATTGAGCACAAAAAGAAAGTCAAGCGATTATTAGCAAAAAGTTTGGCTTTAGCATCCTCTATGTTGAAGTCAGGAGTAGGTGCTGTAGGTGATTCTAGCACAGGTGCCATGGGACTTGGAATAGATTATGCAACACCTATAGAATCTCCAAGCGGTCCTACGAGTCTTGTTGGTTCAAAGACTCTACCCGATCACGATGCTAGAGATATAGAGCGTGATAATAAAGAAAGGGCTGAAGACATTACTGAAGGCAAGTTGTCTGTAGATAAAAACAAAGCGACCTTCGTACCTTATTAAATAGTATGAGCGTCGTAATTGTCGGCATGGCAACAGCGGCTGCACTGAGGGCTTCCACCCCCACTCATCCTGCTAGTATTGCCATTGTCAAGTCATCTAGTGACCTAATTATTGCTGGCTACGCATCTGTAGAGATGGTAGACAAGCAAGGTGATTTGATTACTCGTGGAGCATTAAAGGATGCCTTTGGTAACTTTATGAAAGCAGAGGGCTTTCGCAATGTTCAGTTAGCACATTCAAACATTCAGGTCGGTGAAGTAATCAAGTCTTATACCGACTCTGATGGTAGACTATGGAAGTCCGGTGTCGATGACGCTGGCATGTTTGTTGTCATCCAATTAAGAGATGACATCGAAAAGGCTCGTGAAGTAGCCAATGAGATTCGCAAGGGTAACCTAACTGGGTTCAGCATTGGAGGGCAGGCGTTTAAGCGCATTAACAAATCTGATGTAAAGCATGGAAACTATACTGAGATTTCCAAGTTAGAACTACATGAAGTTACTATTTGTGAGAAGGGGATTAACCCCGAAGCATCCTTTAGAATACTGAAGGAGGACACAACTATGACAAATGAAATAGATGCATTGGGTGAATTATCTTCAGTAATTGACCGCCTATCTAAGCAGTTGGACGACATGGATAAAGAGGAAGAAGTTGAAAAGAAACTTCCTTTTGTGGATGACGAAGAAGGCGAAGAGGGTGAAGAAGAAAGCGATTTGGAAGAATTACTTGAAGACGACGAACCACCTAAGAAGAAAAAACCACTAATGGACGAAGATCCTGAAGAAATGAAATTAGCCGAGGACGACGATATGGCAGACAAAGAAGAAAAGAAAGACGAAAAGAAAGATAAAGATGACATGGAAAAGTCAGAGTACAGCGATGTTATCACTAGTGAATACCTAGATTGGATGGAAAATACTCTCAAATCCGCTGGCGTAGACACTGGTGCTGCTCGCTCTCACTTTGACGGTGTTGCTAAGGCTAACCTCGGCAGCACCCCTGAGCAGATTGGAGATGGAGCAGACTACTTTGCAGGTCAAGTTAAGGGCCGTGCAACTGAAGGCGGTTCACCATCAACCAACGCTATTTCCCGTGCAGGACTAGGTGGAGGCGGCGATGTCGCTAAGTCTTACCTAAATCCTGACAATGTTTCAGCATCTGAAATTGAAGACGCATATGAAGTTTTCAAAGCAGCAGCAATGGAGCAACAGTTCAAGAATAACTTGAACGATGTGTTCTCTGAGCGCTTGCAGAAAGAACTGACAACCGAAGCACAGACTCGCGCAGCATCAGAGTTTGACGCTCGTGGCCCTCTCGCAACTATCGAGAAGGCAATTTCCCAACTAAGTGACAGAATCGACAACATCGGCTCTTCCACAACTGCGGAAATCCGCAAGTCAACTAACCACTCCACAGTAGAAATACCATCTACAGAGGAACTAGCAAACATGTCTTGGGACGAGGTACACAGCCTCGCTGGGAGTGTTTGGAACTAAATGGAGGAATGAATAATGGCACGAAATTACACACGAACAGTACAAGACATGGAACGCTACTACTATGGAGCAGGCACTAACATGGGATTCGGTTACTCAGGTAGCGAACTTCTCAAGGCAGACGCTCCAATGCTAAGCACAACCGCTGGTACCTACCAAGCAATCTACGGACGCAAGGTATGGTCTCAGTTGAACCAAGAGTTTAACGCATTCTCTATCCTTCCTAAGAAACCTTGGGACCGCAGTGGATGGAGAGTTGTAACTGCAAAGCCTTCGACAGCAGTCGGTGGCGGTATCGCAGAGAACGGCACACTGCCTGACACTACAAAGCCTACATTCCAAAATGTTGCAGCAAAGCCTAAGACTATCGCACACTCATTCGATATGTCCGAGGTTGCAATCTTCTTGAATGACAAGGATGACGGACTTGGCGACATTCGCTCTGTCCTAAAGGAAGAGATGGGTAAGCACCACGCTGAGCACATCAACCAAATGCTATTGGAAGATGTTACAACTGCAGCAGGTAACGACCTTGAATCACTTGACAGAATTACCACTGGTAACAACAGCATGACATCCGGCACTCACTACGATGCTGGTGACGAAGATATCTACAGCATCGACCGCAGTTCAAACACTTGGTCCTTTGCTGAAGATTCTGCCAACAGTGCCTCTACTAACAGAACTCTATCACTAGACCACCTAGACGAGATTTTCAGACTTGTTTGGGAGCGTGGTGGTAATCCAAAGGTTATGCTAACAGGATATGACACTCTAATGAGAATCCAGCAACTATTGCAGGCTCAACAGAGATTCATGGAAGAAAAGCGTGTTGTACCAACATACAACGGCGTTAAGGGTGTACCGGGTGTTGAAGCAGGATTCATTGTCGCAACCTACAACGGTGTACCAATCATCCCATCTAAGGATGTAGCAAAAGACGGCATCAGCAGAATTTACATGCTTGACACCGACTACATGTACTACAGTACAGCAAAACCAACTCAATACTTTGAGTCCGGTATCGAAACTGGCGATCCATTCGCAATCAACAGACTAGGACAAGAAGGACTTTACCGCACAATGGGTGAAGTTTGGACTACTTTCTTCGGAGGTCAAGGTTCAATCCGTGACCTGAAGTGAGGTTCTATTGGAGAATTAATACAGGAGATGAAAAAATATGGCAGCAACAAGCACAGTAATTAGTGGAATAAAACTAGCATTTGATGACGCACATTATGCTAATGTCACAGAGGTTTTAACCTTGGACATGAGGCAGGGTGCAGTCACTGGTGGCACTCGATGGCTCGATGGAGCAGCAGGTGCAGCAAACGACTATCCGGGCAAACTAGATGGGTTCCAAGCAACTAACACAGACACTACCAACACAGCAGGTGGCAGTCTGAAGATGATGGTAATTAAGTACGACAAGTCAAGAACTAACGCAGATACAATCACATTCTCATCGAATGATACTGCAGCAAACGGACAAATTGGAGTACCATTTACAAAGATTGTAGCAGTACTAGGGCATGTTAATGGTGCGGCAAACGACCACGACATCGTAACCTTTACAGACACTGTTTTGACTCTGACAGCAGAGGCAGCAGCGGCTAACAATCACATCACACTATTGTTAGAGTGAGGCGATTCAACTTGCCTACAGTGACATACATAGGTACGGCGGTTTGGCGCAAGCGCCCCGATAACAAGGCTTATTGGGAGCGCAGAGTACCTGTAGAAGTTAGCCAAGAATGGCTAGACACACACAGGGTCGCAATTTGCACTAACCCTACTGCTTTCAAAGTAGAGGGTGATGCAGCAGTGACAACAGACCAAGGTAACGATGGCATTCCTGACGCAGGCTGGACTAAGAAAGACATCAGCGCATGGCTCAAGGCTAAGGGTGCAGAGTTCGGTGGTTACGCTACAAAGGCGAAATTACTCGGACTTGTGGAGGAAACACTAAATCCTCCGGCACCTGAGCCTGAGCCAGCAGTTGTCGAAGAGCCAGTGGCAGAAGAGGCAGTTGAAGAACCAATTATAGGAGATGAAGAATAATGGCAGTAACAATAGATCCAAGACCGACATATTTCGGTGACAGAATGATAGTAACAGGTACCTTTGAAGCAACAGACAACTCAATTGATTTGAGTAGCCTACTTGCAAGTATTGACTTTGCAGGTGCCAACCTAAGTGGTATCTTGCAAGAAACACTAATTGCAGACACAGGTGCTTCGCCACCGGCCCAAAGTGTACTTTTCCATCCTCAAACAAGGATTGACGGTACAACTATCCGCATTGCAATGGGTACGGCTGACGGTACACTTGCAGATTCAGCAGTAACACAAGGTGGAACTTTCTTAGCAATTGGTCGCCGCTCTTGAGGTGACCAAGTATGGGAAGTGCAAGTCTAGGTGGCTTGAAGTCTAAGGTGGTAGGTCCGCTACCGCCCGGTGACTTCTCAGGTGCTACCGCAATACAAACCGCACTAGATGCGGGCTTTGACGCAGTAACCGATGCTAATACCGCAGATACTATCGTTGGTATCGAAATGCTCAATGTCTTAGGAAATGCTTATTTGGTAATCATTTACAAGGCCTGAGTGGGATTGGCATGGAGTCACACAACACTCTTGGGTTTGACGACATCGAGCGCCTTCAGAAACGAGGAATACGGTTGGCCGAGTCCTACGGGGCTGGTACCGTATTCAATGAAGATAAGCCGCTTCAAGGTGTAACTAAGAAGCAACGCAATCGTAATAAGAAGGCCGGTGATGTCCTTAACATCGGGTCCGGCACACGCTGCAAACACTGTGGTATGCTCTACTTTATGTGGGTAGATAAGTGCAGAACTTGCAATCGCCAAATGGAATACAACTTAGGACAAAAGGAGGAATGATTTCATGGGCGATATTTTAGTCAAATCGAGAGCCGACACTGAGGCTGAAAAGCGAGCAGAAGCAGAAGCATCGTTCAAAGAAAAGAAAGATCGCCGTGACTTACCTAAACCTAAAGCCTTCAAGGATATGACAGACGAAGAAAAAGAGGATATCAAAATAGAGCGACCTGAAGGTGGCGAGGTCGGAGTGGGCAAGGTTACACGAGATAGTGCTGAAACCGCATTTGAAGATTTAGGCATTACTAGAACTACTCCAACAAAGATACGAGAAGATGATGATGAGGAAACTTTCACATCTACTACTGGTTATGAAGAAAGGGATAGGAAGCGCTTAGAAGAGGCTTTGGAGAATGCCAAAGAAGCGGGTGACGAAGGTAAGATAAAGACTCTTAAAGAAGCGATAAAAAACATTCAGCCTGACTTTGTACCTGACCCTTCTAAAAGAAGAAAGGTTGCAGTAGAGGGCAAGCCAAAGTTAAGTCGTAGAGAAATAGGTTCGGGCGATAGTAGGGAGGCTAAGATTGCTCAATTAAAAGACAAGTTGGAAGATGCTAGGTCTACTCAAGTGGGCGAGCAAATGGATCTTGACAGAGTTAGAGATTTACAGACTAGAATTGACTTATTAGAAAATGACCCAACTTTCTTTTCTGAAGAGGCGACTTTACAACAATCTGCAGAAATGCAGGGGTTAGACTTTGAGCAATTACAGTCAAAGGCACTTAATGAAATTAAGCGCGTGGCAAGAGAACGCAATATACCAATTGATAAAAATAATCCTGAATATAAGGAGTTATTAAACGGCTATAAACCAATGATTGAAGAAATGATTATTGGTAAACAGCCTACTGCAATGATGAGAACTGATGATGAGTTCGATACATTAGAAGAGGCAGTGGCTGCTGGCAAAGCCAAAGAAGTCGCAGTGCGTCCTAGTTTAGCAAGTCAGAAGGAAGAGGAAGAAGAATCCAATAAGGACGCTATTGATAGAAAAACGGCATTAGTGGCTATCCATCGCCTTCAACAAGAGCAAGGTAAAGCAAGGGACGCTGGCGACAGTGATAAAGTCGCAGTTCTTCAAAGCCAAATAGAGGAAGAAGCAAGTGTTTTCCCTCCTGAAGGTCGAGAATATGTTGCAAATAACCCTGTTGACTTAAAGCGACTTGCAGGTATGATGGGTGCTGGTGCCATAGAATCAGAAGAAACTGAATCGATAAAAAGACGAAATCAGATAGATAAAATAGAGTCTCAACTATTCGAGCCTTATATCATGGCCGGTGATGGTGACGGTAACATTAACCCTACTCATTCTCTTTACATTAAGACCCGAATAGAGGCACAAGACAAATTACAAGCACTTCAAGGTACAGAGGCAGAAACCGACTTCAACCGTTTAAGAGGTAGGCTTCAGCGATTAGAGCGACATCAACAAGTAACTGGGGTTGAAGATGAAGCCGCAAAGAATAAACTTATTGAGGATTTACAAAACAATGATTATTTCCAAGCAACAAATGCTCTTGTTAATTTGAATCGAAGGTTGAAAGCAAAAGGTCCGGTTCAAGATGTGCAAAGTAATCCTGAACAAAGGCAACAAATTGAGCAGTTAGAGCAAAGGTTACAAGATTTTAGAAACTCAGATTCCGCTATGGAAGAAAAGCAAAGATTTGCAGAGGAAGCAAGGCGAGAAATCGAAGAGCAAGGCTTGTCTATTAGAGATTCCGAAGGTAAATTGACTCCTGAATACACCCAATTATTAAACTCAAAGTTAGAAAATACAGAGGTAGCACAACTTGAAAGAGAATTAAATGATTTGAAATCATCTCAACAATTACCTAGCACAAGGAGTCGCACGATGCAAAGTGTACCTGCTGGCTTAGGTGGCACAATTTCACAAACGCCACAAGGTCTTGACATTAGCACTGACATAGCAGAGCCTATACCTGCTAGAGAGTTTTTCTTGCAACAGTTGAAAGGTAGACCAACGGCTGGCTCTAGGTCAGTAGGTGGTAGAGGCATAGGTCGAGATATAAGCGGCATGAGCATGAGAGATGCGCAGATGATACTTGACGGCATAGGTCCGACCCTTCGTCACAATGTAGACGAAACCAATGCGAAAAGAAAAGAATCAGGTCTTCCACCACTACCTTTCAAAGATGAACAACAAATGTTAGTTCACTGGGATTTCAAACACGACCCTATTTTTGTAGAACAGGCTCAAGCATTAGGTCTTGAGGTACCTTCATACAGAGAGGCTTTCCAACAAGGTAGAATGCTTGCAGAAAACCAAGCAGGTAGAAGTGCTGACGCTAGAAAATTTAGAGGAAGAACTGATACCACTGATAGAAGACAGTTAGATACATTGATGAAAGAATCAATTTCTCGTTTCCTCGCACAACACATCACTACTCCTGAAAATGCTAAGGAGATATTGGGTAAGCATTATGCTACTATTTTACCTAGTGAGCACCCTGAATTGATTCCTAACATAGATACTGAAAAGTTGACTAAGAAACTAGAAAAATTAAAGACTTTGCAGGAACTAGCAGACGACCGTGCTGCCATGAGAGATCCTGAAAAGGTTAAGGCATATCAAGAAATGCAACAGAGAATTCAAAATGAAAAAGAAGAGGGTATGACGAAAAGGGCTATACAGCGGGCTGCAGAGGTTCATAATTTTGAAAGGCGAGGGCACTCTGATAGAGTTAAAGGAATAGGCTTTAATGGTAAAACTGCAAACCAAATGGACGAGGCCAGTGTACTTCTTACAGAGGCTGCACAAGTTAAGCAAGATGCGGAGAAGGCATCTTTCTTGGGTAATGAGGCTCCCTTTGAAAAAAGATTACTTGCTATACAGACCCAATTGACAAATAAATATGGCTATCCTGCTAATTACATATACGATAAAGACATTAGTACAATTAATCAACATGTTAATCAGTTGCAAGGAAGTGTTACTGAGTTAAGATCAACAACTAAAGAAATGTTGGATGCTTACTCTATTCACTTTAGAGATATTATGAACCAAATGAAATCTAATAATGAACTTGCAGGTGGTGACAAACCTTACAGAGTAGGTACTCAAATCCCACTTCCTGATATAGATATGGACCCTGATAAGCCCAAAGAGGAAAGGGGCAGATACGATATTGAAGGTATGCAATTACAGGCTAAAGTTGCTAGAGAAAGAGGCGACTCCGACTTAGCCCGTCAATTAGAATTACAAATACAGGTAGCAAGGGATGCTATGAAAAATAAAAAGACCTTAACTCAACTACATGATGATTTAAGGGTTGCAGAGAATCGGGCTGAGGAAAAGGGTATAGAGCCTGATAGAGATCCAAATGTTATCAGAATAATAAATGCAATTAAAAACCGAGGTGAAGAAAAGGTAACCTTTACAGGCATGGGTGATAATGAAGTAAGAAGGCGTGTTGATTTTTCAGAACAACCATTACCTACTCGTATGGGGCAACAGGACTTAGGTAAAATGACTCATGGTGAACTATTATACGCTGTCGGTGAAGAAATGTCTAATAGGTCACAAGAGGTTGATAGAGCAATTAGAGAAATAGGTACTCAGAGAGAACTAGGGATGGACGCAATTGAATTCCAAGACTTGTCACCCGCCGCTCGTTTAGCGGCTGAACAACGAAGTCGAGAAGGTTTGAAGCAAATTGGTGAAGCAAGTACAGAGCCATTGAGGAGAGATGATGAAGGCTTCCTCAGTGTACCTAGCAACGCAGAATCACAAATTGCAGGTAGAGATAAACGACTTGAGCAGTATGGGCCAAAGCGTTCAAGAGATAAATCTAAAGGTTTTGAAGGTGATAAACTAAGCACCCGTACAGGTGCCGAAACAGATAGTAAGGCAAGACTCTTAGGTATTAGTGATGATGTTCAAGAAGATTACGCATTGGCAGAAATGTTTGGTCCTGAAAAAATACAAGAATTACTCAGCGACCCTAGAGTACAAGCAGTAACTTCGACAGGTGCTTATGTAAGTGCCAGCCCTCGTAAGAAGGTAGAAATGATGCTTGCTGCTAGTAAAGGTAACTTAACTGCTGAAGATTTACAACCAGCAGCACCTCCAGCACCTCCAGCACCTGCTTCAGCAGCACCTGCTGATTCCGGCTTTGCAGGAGAGCCACCAAGTCCTCTTCCAGCCTCTTTGCAGGAAGCAGAACCTGCAAACATATTCCAACAGCAACCACCTCCTCCAACACCTGAGCCAATGGACAGTACTACTGAACAGCAACCTGAAGTTGCAGGTGTAGCGCCTCAGCCAATGGACTTTGGGCAGCAGCAGTCTGTCGCATCACCAATGGCGGGTACAAAAGTTACAGAAACTCCTAATTTACAACCAACACAAGAGGAACTTGCACAGATGATACAACAAATGGGTGCTACTAATCCTCAATTTTTACAAAGCCTTGCAGGTAAATCTGTAGAAGAAGTAGAGGCTGCACTTTTGGAACAAATGAAACGAAAGTCTGAACCAATGCAACGCTTCGATACTACAGTTGGTGATGATTTACTAAAGAGTATCAAAGACCGATTTTGGCGGCAGGGTTATTGAAGAGGTACGGCGTGGCTTTGGTGAGGGGAATGAAACATGCCAGTTATATTCTCACCCGGCGAGGCTGAAACAAGACCACTCAACCCCGACGACATAGTATACACTACTGCTCAAAAGGTAGCAGATTTACTTGGTATTGGCCCTCAAGAAGCAGTGTTGATGTCTGCTAACGCAGAGGCCAACGCAGTGTTTGTTACTGGTGGCGATTACAGAAACATTGGCTTTTCAGTAGGCGATATTTTACTAATTTACAGTGACGCTGACCCAAAGGGACAAGAGGTCACAGTTACAGTGATAGCCTCAACGACTAGTGGTGTAAAACTCACATTCACAGTCAATGAAGATGGAGTATCATCAATCAACCCCGGCCTTTACGAAACAGCAGACAATGGTTATGTTCAAAACACTGCATCATTCACCAACGGTAAGACTCGTGGAATGACAAGGGCGACTGTTGAGGACTTCATCAAGCGCACTCAAGATCGTATAGACAATGACACTCACAATGCTTGGCGACCTACTATGGTCAACGCCGAGTACATCAATTTCGATACTTACAAGCCTTATAGAAGGAGGTACTACACAGACTATGTTGGTACATCTCCTCTCCTGTTCAGAAATGTTCAGCAAGTTTTACGCCTTGAGGTGTGGCAGGGTGACGATTATAGAGATCTTGCTGGCTCTGAGGCTAGGCTTGAGATAGTAAATCACGCAGGGCTATCGGGAGACAGTATATGCATTGGAATGGCAAATGGTAGTGTTGCTACTCTCACTGCTGGAACTGCGGCTACACAATGGAGACCTGATTTTGATAAAGTAAGTACTGCTCAAAATCTTGCAGACCTTATCAATAAAGAGGATAGAGTTAGTAAATCTGCTGTAGATTTCTCACCTACATTTACATTGGAAGGTTCAACTAGTAATATAGCAGTTCATAATGAAATACTAGCAACTGCTAACTCAGATTACGGTAATGGCAAAGTCAAAATTACAAGTCTGCGACAAACAAAGGGTGGAGAAAATGTCAGCATCGCTTCCACCGATTTAACGAACTTAACAATATCCCAAGTTACAGAAAACTCCGCAACAAGTGCAGTTATGGCTACTGTTATTACATTTACATTTGCTTTTTCTGCAGGTACAACAGGGTTAATCGGTACTTCAGGTGGGGTAGATTCAAAGTTTTCAGTAGGTGATTCTGTTTACAATGCTAACGGAACACTAGTAGGTGCAATCACTACAATTTCAGGCAGCAACATAAAAATAAATGAGTCAGCGGGCGGTACATTAGTTGCAGTCAACTCTAGTGAAACCCTTTACACTGCTAGGATGCAATCTGCTGCTGATACAGATGCACTGATTGTAGATGAAACTTCACTTGGTTCATTCCCTGCAGGTGGTGTCATTATGATAGGTAGTGGTGAAACTGTACGAATAGCAAGATACACTAGTGTAGACACAATAACTGTTAATGCCACTATAGGTGAAGGTACAATATCGAAGGTGTATGGTAGACTCAATGGAGTAGCCGATGTTGTTAATTCTTTTATCAATAATGTAGGTGGTGCAGCAGGTAGTGGTGCAAAAGGCACTACTGTTTTCCAAAGGCTACTTCAATCAGACATCGGAGCATTCTCTGACTTAGGAGGCGATCAAGGTCGTTTGAAAGACTGGTGGATTGACTACGAAATGGGTATCATTTACTTTAACAACTCTTATCCGTACTTTGAATGGAACGCCATCAAAGTCGCTTATATCTATGGAGAGCGCTATGTGGAAAAAGCAATCGAAGAAGCGGCTACCAAGATGGTTGCATCTGACTTACTCATGTCCGATGACCGCTCGGTGCTAATACCTGAAGGCTCTCAGAATGTAGACCTTGGTGCAAAGATTCAGATATTCCGTAACCAAGCCAAGGCTATCTTAGGTAGATATAAGGAAATAGTGGTGTTTGAATGACGGCAGAATATACTGAGCCATTGGATTCTATCATCACCGTTCTTGGTGATTGGAATAGAGCCAACACTGAGAATATCAAACCAGTCATTATTGACATAGCAGACCACGGTCCTGAGCGTGGTAAGCGTTTAGACTTACAGCGTAGCGACTTTGTGCTATGTTACGAAACTGCTCACAGTGAAGAGCAACCTGATTTGTTTTACAACTTTGTTACAACAAGGGTCAATGTTACAGTTGACATAAGAACCGCAGTTAGCAGAACTCGGTTGAGGAAAATGGAAGATGAGTTTCGCCGCTTAATTCATACTAAGCGCAAGGGTGACGGTGTGAACTATGACAGACTCATCATAAAGACTCGTACCGATCTTAGTGATAGAACTAAAAAATTGTTTAGACATACATTTCAAGTAGAGGTAGTCATACTGGCTGAATTGATACCATGAGGTGATTAGATGGGAGGGTTCGCAGCACACTACAAGGGAGATGTTTCGGAGGTCACAATGGGGCACGAGACAGGACTCTACATTGAACACAATGAACCCTTAACTTGGTCGGCTGTTGATTCAAGCGACCTGTCCCATACAATAATTACATTTGCAACACAAGCAGGTGCTGCTGGTTCAATTGGCTCTAGCACAGCGGCAGGTGTATTGAGTGTACCAATTGGTATGTTGATTGGTACAAAGATGACATTTCATGGCGACACTGGTAATTTCTCTGCTCATTATTACGAGGCAGTTAGTGGCAAGGTTTTCAGTATTGTAGACCATACTTATGAGTCGAGTGTGACTAAAATTAAGATAGTACCTGCAATGAATCTAGGAGGAACTGTCACCAGTGCAGCATCTGATGTGATTTTCGTCCACTCGTTAGGTATGCCTACCGTTGGAGTAACTACTGCTATCAATGCTAGTGCTGCTGCATCTGCTGAAGTTAGTTTAATCGACCAGTTTATCGGCCTTGCATCGTTTATGAATCTGCCCGATATGACTGTAGATATTCACAAGTATCATGTTGTTGGCTTAGGTAGGCAGGTCGCAGTGCAGCAAACAGGCAAGGTGCATCACATGGGTGGTGCGCTTGAAATGCCACTTCATAGTCCACGCTGGTTATACTACAGCCTTGGTAGAGAAGTAGTTGATGCTTACAACTGCGGCGCTAATCCATCAGGTCACACTACAAAGGGCAGTCTTACATTCACTGTAGCACCGGGTCAAACATTTATTGATTTAGATTCGTTAGCATTCGGCTCTGCTACAGCGGCAGTTGGCGACTATATTCTAATCCATGACACTACTAGAACACCAACTGTCACCTACAAGACCCCTGATATAGCAACAACTGATTACTGGCCCCCTGCTAGTAGTAGCAGTTTAGGATCGGATGCCCACCACTTTGAGTGGACTGAAACAAGCGAGTGCAGAAGGATAGCAGCAATTGAGCCGCTGGCTAGTGGGCACAGGATATTCGTAGACGACCCTTGGCAGTTTGAGCATAGTGGCGATGGCACTAGTGCCGCTGACGATGTGCTACTAAGAAAGTATGATACAACGGGGCCAAGTATCGCTACGACTAAAGACATAACAAATCCAGTCAGGCGTTTATTGTTTTCAAGTGACACCATCCCATCATTTTGCATAGAACACAGTATTAGGAATAGAGATGTTGGTTCATACAGCACAGAGCAGACATCTAATGCTCCGGGCGGCACTAATGACAGCAAGCAACTGACTCGTATCTTTAGGGGCTGTAAAGTAGTAGAATGGGAGTTGTCATCAACCGTGGATGCTGAACTAAAGTATCGATGTATATTTGACGCTCTTTCTACCTACACAGATACTGGTAGACTAGAATCATCAAACAAAGGCGACAGATATATTGCTCATAGAATGTTCCAAAATACGGCAACTGATGCAGCATCGAGAAAGGCATCAGGTATTGCAAGTGGTACAGAGAAACCGTTTATGTTCTATAACGGTAGTGTAGAGGCATTTGGTTCTAGCCTCGGCATGGTTAGTGCCTTTGAACTGAGAGGTAAAACGGGAGTAGAATTGTTCCATACTATACAGAGTAATCCTGTCGCTGAAACCGTAGATGCAAACAATTTGTCTACCAAGCAAGTGCCATACGGCGGTACTAGAAACGCTTCTATTATCCGTGAAGGTCGTGAAGAGTTTGAGATGGAAATAGATGTAATTCTAACTGATGCTACGCTTCTACATCGATTGCGTAGCCATCTTGAAACAGGTGGCACGGCAGGTGAAACTGGTAACCTAATTCACCTCAACTTCACAAAGCCAATTGTCAGTGGTGGTGGCAGTAATGCGCAGTCACTTAGAATCCTCATAGACGATTATGTTATTACTGAAGTTCCTATTCCCGTACCTGATGGGATGGGACTATTGCATTCCAAAATCAGGCTGGAGCCGAGAAATGTCAAGGTAGTCAGCCAAGATACACTATACCATTGTTGAGTTGATAATATGCCGATGAAGTTTTGGAAACCTCTTCATCCTCGTATTGAACTTGATATTGTAGAAGATGAAGAAGAAGAAGGTGGAGAATACCTCTTCGACCCTGAAGCAGGGAGGGCCAGTGACGATCCATTCGCTCACCTTGCTTCAAAGGATGCCCCCGATTCGGCTGCATCCGAGGAAACCGTGAGTAAGTATGTCCAAGGAGAAGAAGAATAAAATCGAAATAAACGGCAAGGAAATAGAAGTAAAGGTAAAGCGATTAACCTTCTTTGATGTTCAAGCAGTAGCACCATTGTTATCTGATGGTAGCCTAGATTTTTCCTTATACTGGCGACATGCTTTCAACCACTGGCTTACTTATGATTCAGAATTCGATATAGAAAACCTGACCCCCTCAGAAGGCGCAATGCTATCTGCTTTGTTACCTGAACCTAACGAGGTGGTAGGGTGGCTACTTTTTCGGGAGCCGAAGTCGGCAAAATCAAACACTTCATCAACGGGCGACCCGTTAGTGAACGACTTCGCTACCAACGAGAAGGGATGGAGTACCTTTTAATGACACATTACAATATGGGGCTGAATGAAGTGAGAGGGTTGAGCGTAAACGATGCTAAGCAAATGTTGTATTGGGCACAGGCATCTAATGATGATTCTGAAGCCTCTGCAAGCGCAGTTTACTTGGGCTATGACTCTGTGCCACCACTGGAGGGGATATGATGGTTGACGGCGATATAGACCCAAGGTCAGTAGACGCAATGGAAAATTTCAAGAAATATACTCAAGAAGCGCAGCAAAATATGAAGGCGCTTCAAACTCAGATGGATAAGTTTACTAACAGTATGTCTATGACAAAGGCACATAGTAATGACCTTAGAGAATCACTAAGGCAGACTAGTAAGACAGATGGATTTAAGCAGATTACGAACCCTTCAGCAGAGCGTAAACCGATAGGTGGTGCTGTTGCGCAAGAATCTCAAGGTGATGTCACAGTTAATCTTAGAATAGATGTAAGTGGAGTTACTGACAGAAGCGACAAAAAGGCACTTGCTAAGGAAATAAGTGCTATGGTGCAGAAAGAACTACGCTCTAAAATGGGTGGCCCGCTTAACCAAAGCGGCTTCAGTAGGAGTGGTTAAGCATGGCTGACGGGGAGAGAGTACCTGTACGACTTGTACA